ATGACGATGTCATCACAAATCAAATCGTCGATAATGTTGGTTGTATAGCTTAAAAAAGCTCTCTCACATTCGATTTTGTGACCTTTTGTCCAATGGATGACTCCGATGTATTTGGAGAGACGTTTAATCTGCTCGACGTTCCCGTCACGATAAGCCACGACTATGTCGAACTTATCCGAGTATTTCTTGGCGATTTCATAAAGGAATTGCTCCGTACCGCCCATCTGTAAGTTGTCAAAATAAAATAAGTTATGAATCATGATGTAATTTCCATAATTGACTGCCTACCCTTGGGTGGTTGTAGTGGTATGCAACTATGTGAGTGTATTTCTCCGTATGCCTCCGTTTAAGCAATTCATCCGTAAAGTACCAGTCTCCATTCAGCTTCCCGTGGTCATCTATGCAGCGCAGGTTCCCCATGAACTCTCTGCGCACAAACTTTGACCAAAATGCACATAACACACCCCTGCTGCTTGGATTCAGATTCCAGGTATCCCCGCTGTTCACTTTCACATCGATGTAGACCAAATCGGTCCCATCCAATTGCTTCATTGCCCTGCGGAATTCGTCGGTATAGAGGAAATCATCGTCGTCCAAGCCAAAGGTGTATTCCCCTTTGCAGTGGTCTAGACCTATGTTCCTCGCAACACCTGTACCTGAGTTCTTCTCTAAATGAATCACCTCGACGTTGTAGTTCTTCAAAAGGTTCATGGTGTCATCGGTGGAACCATCGTCCACGACTATGACCTCCAAATCCTCATCATAGGGTATGGAATCCAGCGCCCTTTTCAGCAAGGGGGAATTGTATGTGGGAATGACTATCGAAAGTTTCATTTCATCCTGGTCATCCACTGTGACGGGATGTCGGGTTCGTATGGCTTTGCGTTGGGGTTGTAGTAACCGTATAAAGCCTCTGTCAGAGCCTCGCTCCTTGCGATACGGTCGTAATCGTTCTCTCTTACTTCCGCATTGATATTGAAGTTCTTGCTGCTGCCGTAACGATTGATGGGTTTCCCCTTCTTCAGCTCGACCTCTCCTTCTACGGGGAAAATATTACGGCTGTCCTTGTTGGACGCCATCTTGCCGACTCTCTTGAGACCGCCGCCTGGTTTGAACATCTGCTGCCTTTCCCAATAGGTATAGGGTTCGTTGGGATTGTTCATAGGCAAAAACCCGCCGAACGCTTTTGCACTCTTACGGGGCATGTCGTTGGACATCAGACCCTTTTCCCTGCCTCTTAATGATTTTCCGTATGATTCTGCGTATGTCATAAATAGTTAAAGAACGCTAAGTCCTCGTCCATCCTTTCTGCCCTTCTGACGGGCTTCTTGTTGGGCATATTCGGCAATTGCCCTAATGCGTGGTAGCCTATCGCCAATCCCATAACTAGGTCATCGTGGGTTCCTTCGCTTGCCTCAGCCCTGCCCCTTTCGTTACGGACGAAAGACAACATCTCCTGAAGAGTCTCTCGGTCGTTTATATTCTCGATATGCTCTCTCGCAATCTCGACAAGCTCGGAAATGATTTGGGGTCGGGTAAGAGCTGTGGTCTTGAAACCTAACTTGTCCTGTACGTTGTACTGGATGTTGTCAAACGTTTCCCTCACATAAAGCATGGGATAGCCCAAACGCTGCAGCTCTCTGTTGGGATAGGTACCGAAGTTTGCCTCTACCGCTATTAAAGAGTTATAGTACGCTCCCAAACAATAGATTTGCTTTACATAAAGGTCCTCGTCGAACTGATGATGGAGGGTGGCGCATAAGTAACCGTTTTGGTCTATTACCTGTCCTACGAAAAAGTCTGAACCCTCTCCCGCAGTATCTCCGCCTATGACTGTATTGGCAGTTGTACGGTCTTTGTAAATCTTAATATAACCGTTATAATCGTCCCTCCAGTGGATATTGGTAATATGTAGTCCGTCGTAATCGTAATCAAAGTACCCCCTCTTGATTGGTTCGGGCAATGATTTCATGTGCTCCAAAATCAATTCGGTGTTGAATATCGAAGTGCCTGATGTGATGAATGCCTCTTCAGGGGAAATGGGATACTCCTGCCTGAACTTGATTTCATCATTGGCACAGTTGTTCGCAATACACCATCTCCTCCATTGGAGCTGCTCTAAGGTGAGGTTATACTTTTCCTTAATCGAAAGTTCATAAGAGGTTAATGCGAACCCGTCATAAGGTCTAGAATAGGCAGGGTCAACGTACCAAGGGAAAAAGAGTGGTGTATAGTCGTTCCGTCCGTTAACAGCATCCTGCCAAAGGTTGTAGAAGTAATTAAAGCCATTTGCAGTGGACTCTATCACTATCAGGGAATCGTTCGTCATCGGCACTGCCTGGTTTAGGGCTAGCAATGCCTCTTCGGGATGCTCCCAAAACGCCACCTCGGAAAGGTGCGCATATTTGTAAGTCGAGCCACGGGTGGCGTCACTTGCTACCATAACACGGATAGAACTCTTTAATCCGTTGTCCCCGTCAAAGACAATCTCTTTGGCGTTGGAATACTTCTGCTGCGGCTGCATGGATTTGGGGAGCTCGTTGACGTAGAGTTTCGTCATGTTGAATATGGCACTGGCTGAATCCGCCTGATGTGCCAACAAAACACTGGATGTGTTGGGATTGAACATTGTCATGAAGGTTATGAATGCTTCAGTGAATGTTGATATCCCCAACTGACGTGCTTTCAATACGATGAACCTTGAAGGCTTGCTTCCGTAACTCTCTTTCAGGTGGTCGTAAAATACCTGCTGGGCATAGTTGAATTTTAAGTTAATCAGGTTGCCCGTCTTGTCTCTTATGTAAAAGAACTCCTCGATAAAATCCTGTGCGGTAAATTCTACAGTTTCACTTTGTGATTCTTTGCCCATGCCTCAACAGTTAATGACTGGTCAATCTCCACCTTGTCAGTCGGTTTCTCTCCGATAGTATCTCTTATGTACTGAGCCGCCTGGACATCCCCCATCATGGCTCTTTGAACCATAGCGATGTCGATAGCGGTCTGAACGGAAACATTCATTTCCTGGGCTTCCTCCAAGCTCAATACGTCTTCTGCGTAAGCCATATCACCCTTCTTGAGAGTGAGTTTAAGTAAAATGTCGAAATCATCCTTCATAGCCATCCTCTTGGCTTTGTTCTCAAGACGTTTGGCTACCGATTTCTTCTGAGCTTCTCTTGCTCTGTCGTCGTCCTTTGAGAACGGCGTTAACTGGTCCATTCTTGGGTTCATATCTCCTCCGTAATTCTAAAGTTGGTGCGATTTAAAGTGGACATTCTGACTAGCCAGGCGGTCGGGCGGAAAAAGGGCTGGTACCACTCCGCCGTCGCTGCATATATAAATAAGGTTACAATGATTCCCTTCCGACATGCTTTTGTCCCTGCATCGGGACCAACAATGCTGATGAAATAAGGACATTTCTTCTTCTGTGCGACAGGATGCGACAGAAGCAGCAGCCCTGGCAGCAGCGGACCGTCTTCCCTGGGAAGAAGAATCCGTATAGGAAAAGCCGCTTCTCTTCGGTCGCTATCGTGATGTCACTAACGTTATGGACAGCTTTTGCTGCTGGTCGTCTTCGGTCCTTTGCTGGAAGCGTTCATGGCGTTCCTGGAAGCGTTTATGTCTTCCCTGGTGTCGTGTTCCTGGTGTTCCTGTATTGTGTATCCTGGAGCCCGATATCACTTCTCTTCTTATTCTTCCGCCGCTGGCTGAACGTTCATCACAGGGCTTTCATCATTCTGCTTTTTGCTTCCGATTGTGAGACCGCACACAGGGCATCTGTATTCAAAGCTATGCGTCCTGGTGCGCTGCTTCTTCATGTCATGTTGGCATCTTGGACATTTCATCTTTTTTTTCTCCTGTACAAAAAAACTGCCATCCTTGGCAGATATCTACACTATCATTCTACTTCGGCTTCCTGGGTGATACATCACCTTTTGCGGTCCGCAACAGGGCTTTTTTGCGGTCTGCAATACGTTTTTTTGATGTTTTTTGCATGTTTGCTATTGCAATCCGCAACAAAAACATTTAATCTAAAGGTGTCAGCAGATATGGCTGACCATCGGGTACTGGTACTTGACTTCGCCGCAAGGCTTCCGAGAGAATCAGCTTCCGAGGACGTTCTTTGAACCATCGAATATCCTCCGCTATGGCACTCATGCTTTCTGTCCGAACATATCTCTGCGGCGGATTCGACATTGTTTGTTTCTCACCTCCAGGATGGCATCTTCGGATGCCCATCCATCAAAGGGTTCCTGTTTTCATTTTCGTTTTTCCCGAGTAGAGACACTCTCGGTCATCAAAGATTCCGAGCTGGTTCGGATATGCAGCTTACCAGCGGTCCTGGCACCTACGCCGTATTCCAATGAAGACAGGAATCTTTTGATGGCTGAATAGCCTGGGAGGAAAACAATGAAAGCATTAAATGGTAAACTCGCTGACGCTAACTTCTACAAGCTCATGGACCATGTGAAGCAGAGATGTGAATCACTCTTCATCGAGGTGTCTCACCTGGATATGGTTTACTGCATCTCCATCCATGCGGCGCCTTTCGCCGTTATCGATGACGATACAGAATGGTGGTTCGACATTGTCTCCGAAGATGCGAACGGCAACCAGCAAAGGCTGACGACCTTCCGAGCATCCAACAATTTGAAGGATTATGAGGTTGTGCAGAAGCTGAACGGCTTCAAACAGTTTATCTGCGGCTAGCTGACGGAAGTCAGCTTTGGCTATAGGCACCCGATATTCGGATGCCTATAGGCGGAATCGCCTTGGAGGAAAAACAATGAATTTAAGAGAATTACTTCATCAAATGAGCTACATCGTTGAAGACAAGGTCACTGGTTATAAGGACGATTTCTACAATTACGACATCGGTTCCCTTTCCAGGCTGAAGGATTGTGAAGCAGCGATATGGCTGGTCCGAGAGTGCGGTACCTTCTTTGTCAAATGCACATTGAAAAACGAGGAAACTCTCGACTCATTATTCCAGGTATGGTCCTTCAAAGGAATGTACCTGGTGACGAACGTCGACAATCATTTCGGTCTGTCGGAGTTACGTTCGGAAGAGGAAACGAAAGAGACTTTGCGCCGTCTTTCATTTCTTCTGTGAAGTAAACCAGGACACGTTCCTGGCTTTATCTGCCCATCTTCGGATGGACCGATAAAAGCACGAACGTGCTAGGAGGAAAAATAATGAACGCAAACAGAAGAAAACAAATCGCAGAAGTCATCGAAAGCATCAAGGCACTGGATGACAGGATTGATGAAATCATGTGCTTCATCGAGGAAATCAAAGACGATGAAGAAGAGTGCTTCGACAATCTGCCCGATTCACTACAGGAAAGTGAACGAGGTGAAGCTATGCAGGAAGCTATCGACAATCTCGATAGTGCCTACAGTGAGCTGGAAAGCATCGACACTGGTGACCTGGTCGATTATCTCGAATGCGCAATGGCGTAGCCACCTTCGGGTGGCTTCTAGCCATAGGCACCCGATGTTCGGGTGCCTATGGGCGGAATGCCAGGAGGAACAAATATGAAAACTTTAGAATCAGCTTTATTCGAATTATCTACGCTCGTCGAGTATGGTACTTACTATCTCGCAAAAGCTGCGTCGACACCTTCAATCCAATGGATTGCGGACCATTACTCGGTCGACGATGTCTTCTCATCTTACGACATTAGGCGTTTTGTTGCAGATTCCTACGACATAGACGATGTCTACGATTCATACGATGTTGCGAGATGGGCAAAGGATAACTGCGATGTCGACGACATCTTTGATGAATACGATATCGAAAACTGGGTCACCAGGAACATGGATGTCGGCATATTCAGCGAGGAAGCTATCCGAGACTATGCGAGAGATAATCTCGAAATCGATTTCATCTATGACGGCGACGACATCGCTGCCTACATGAAAGATAACTATGATGTAGGCGAATTCGTTGACTGGAAATGATTCTATAGCTAGCGCCCTGCTAGCTTTGAGCGCTCATCCCTGGATGAACGTTCAAAGGTGCAGAGACACCACAGGAGGAAAAAACAATGAAGAAAAACCACTCAAATGTAGACGTTTATCAAATCGTGACCGACCGTATTTGCGCAATGCTGGAAAAGGGAATCATCCCCTGGCAGCGTCCCTGGCATGGAGCTATCGAAGGTGCATTCAATCGCATTTCTAGAAAGCCCTATTCCATCCTTAACCAGTGCCTGTTATCGGAGACTGGTGAGTATGCGACGTATAAACAATGGACGCAGTTAGGCGGCAAGCTGAAACAGGACGCTGAATGCGAAATCGTCGTATTTTGGAAGATGCTCAAGAGGGAATACATCGACGAGACAGAAGTAAACGAGGAAGACAAGCACAAAGTCAAACTGATTCCTTGCTTGAGATACTATCGTGTCTACCACATTTCCCAAATCGAAGGTGTCGAACCGCTGGAGTTTGAGAGAGAGATACACGACCCTATCGAACGTGCGGAGGAAGTCATCACTAACTATGTCAGCAAAGACCATCTGATATTCCAAAATAACCAGCCATCAAACAGAGCGTATTATGCGCCAGCTCTCGACATGGTCGTCGTTCCGATGCTTTCTCAATTCCCGCAGGTTTCCGAATACTACTCGACATGCTTCCATGAGCTGACTCACTCAACCATGCACAAAAGACGCCTGGATAGAGCGAACACAGTTTCCCATTTTGGGAGCGAAGAGTATTCAAAGGAAGAGCTCGTCGCTGAATTGGGTGCCGCAAACATGCTCAACACGTTAGGTATTGAGACAGACGGTTCATTCAAGAATTCTGCCGCATACATCCAGTCATGGTTAAGAGCACTGCAGAACGATAAAAAGATGATTGTCTATGCGGCAAGCCAGGCGCAGAAAGCTACAGACTACATCCTGTCCTTCTCGGACCTGGATGCGTCTACAGATGAAGCCGAAGTCAGCGAAAGCTGACCTTTGGCTATAAGCACCACCTAGTGATGCTTATAGGCAAAGAAGCCAAGGAGGACAAACATGAAAAAGATTTATTCAATGATTGACGTCGAGGACTACATTGACGAAGCGAGGCTCTACATCGAGGATTATGTCGATGATGAGGACGAAAAAGAAAGCCTGGAGCACGACCTTTACGACCTGGCTTCTCAATTCTGCTATACGGACTGGACAGACTACTATAGCGAGATACTCAAGAAGTATTTCAGCAAGCACGTCTGTTTAGCCCTGGGCAGTATCGGAAGGTGGGACGGCACATACAGAGGTGGTTCCGTTATCGAATCTTACAGTGACTTTGAAGACCTTCTAGAAGACTGCGTCTATGTCGAGCTTTACGACGATAACGGATATCTCCAGGTAATTGGCACACATCATGATGGCAAGGTACAGTTTACCGTTAAAGAGCTCAACGATAACGGTATTGACTGGTATCGGGATTATGCCTGGGATGCGGACGACAGGAAGGTATTAAGAATGCTGAATAGCAATTTCTGTTCCCGCAAACCGAACATCGAATGGTACCTGTAATCATTGAAGCTAGGATGCGTTCCTAGCTATGGGTATCAGTCTCTGACTGGTATCCATAGGTGCGAATGCGCCAAGGAGGATAACAATGAGCGAAAAAGTATCAATCAAATTCGACAAGGACGACCTGCAGTTATTAAGGGAAGCATGCACGATGGCTGGCGGAGAGTATTCAAAGCTGGCTAAACATCAGCCGTATGGTTCATTCAATTGGAGCTTATACGACATGAAGAAGAATGACTTCATTCAAATGCTCTCGAAACTGAAAAAGTATTCCGAGTATCTTGACTAGGTAAACAAGGCTTATCGCCTTGTATGGACGCCTGTCCCCTGGACGGACGTCGATACAAGCTGAATAGCTTGAAAGGAGACAACAATGAAGTATTTAGAATCTAGAGAACCACTCACCAAGCAGGAAGTAATTGACATGCTTAATGAGCACGTCGAATCTGTTGAACGCCGCTGGGGCAAGGATGATTTTTGGTCCAAGCAAGCCAGGGAATCAAGAGACAGGAATCTCGACAAGTACATGAACGGTGAAGTAGTACAAGTAAAGACCGTAAACTACTCTGCCGCATATGGAAATGGTACTGGTGATTACACAGACGTGCTTTATAGCGATGGTCATGTGGAAACCTGGTGCTATGGCTATATTGACTAGAGGTGAACATCATGGTGGTAGAATTGTTTGACTGGATTTGTTTAGCTGCGGCGGCGGTTGGCTTGTTGGCTTTCGCTCTCGCCTTTTACCTTAATGACTTTGATTTTGATAGAGTGATGTTCGAGGAGGAAGAATGACTGAAAGAGACAAGAAAATCGCATCCTGGAAGAAAGCCAACACGAGACAGTACCTGTTCTACGTCAACGTAAACAAGTACCCATGCGTCGCTGACTGGCTGGATGCACAGACCAACAAGCAGCAGTACCTGTTAGGGCTTGTAATGGAGGACATGGCAATAAATGAAGAGACTTCCGAAAGTAGGTAGACCAAAGACTACCAGCAGAGAGCGTTTCGAAATCGCTCTCGATGCCTTTGCGGACAGGGATATCGTCGAGATGCTGAACAAGCAGCCGAATAAATCCGACTACATCCGCAGGCTGGTCCGAGAGGACATAAAAAAGGCGCTTAATCAATAAGCGCTTTTTTTATTGCCTTATTCATCCTTCGCAGCAGACCGTTATGAGACAGATACAGACCATTGGCAACGCTCATTATTGTCTTGCCATCAACGTAGACGCTGATTATAGCCGTTCTGAGAGGTTTTTCTATCTTCCCTAGTATTCGGTCGACTTCATTCGTTTGAACCCGCAGCAGCCCGATTTTGCGTTCCAGGTTTTCGATTTTGTTGCGGAGCGCATACTCTACTTCCTTGTTGGGCAGGGAGTGTGTCGGTTCCTTGGACGGGTCGATTCCTCTGACACCACCCAGCGCCTCATAACATTCCTCTACTCTTTCTTCCAGGTCCCGAATACGTTTCTGCTTCGACTTGTAGCTGCGTAAATCGTACTTGAATGACCGAACGTTATCATCCTGCATTGACGACCTCCACCAAATAATTTACTTTTTGCTTCGGTTTTCTTCCCCTGGTCGTAAGACGTTTGACCAAGGTGTGTTCTACTCTCGGAGTTATCTTAACGTTGAACCCTTCCTTCGCCAGGTCATTAACGTAAGCAGATGGGTCGCTGCTGACTATCGTGTTACCGTAGGTCTTCAAGTGAACGACAAGGAACTCGAACGGATTTGTGGCGTAGTCATAACTGACCGATTCTACCTTTGGTCTTTTGGCTACACGTTTTGTTTGGTCTCTTGACTCATACTCGATTTGCCGATACTCGGTACCGATTAACTTCACGTCATAGATTCCCTTGATTTTCACCTTGCCAGTGCAATAGGTGGTCGTC